AGGCCCGCAGATGGCTCGCCAGGCACCCAGAACTGGCCGCCCAAGCCAGCACATAACCACAAGAGGGGAGGCCCCACAGCACGCCGCTGTGGGGCCTCCCAGCATATAGAGGAGGAGCTGGGATGGCTGGCTACAACATCGGCACCGCCTGGATCCAGGTCGCCATCTCCGGCTCCAACCTCACCCGCGAGGTCGAGGGACAACTCAACCGCGTCAACACCAGCCGCGCCGAGAACAGCATCATCAGCGGCCTGGGGGGCGCATTCCGCAAGGTCGGCAAGATCGCCGCCGGGGCGCTTGCCGTCGCCAGTACCGTCGGGCTCGCGACGGGCTTCGCCGACATCGCGAAGCAGGCTATCGACGCCTCCGACGCGACGAACAAGTTCAAGAACACGCTGAACTTCGCGGGCAAGTCCGCGGCCGACGTCGACCGCCTCACGAAGTCGACAAAAGAGTACGCGGACCGAACCGTCTACGGCCTGTCGGATATCCAGTCGATCACCGCCCAACTGGCGTCCAACAACGTCCAGGGCTACGACAAACTCGCCGAGGCCGCAGGTAACCTGAATGCCGTCGCCGGCGGAAATGCGGAAACATTCAAGTCCGTCGGTATGGTGCTTACCCAGACCGCCGGTCAGGGAAAACTCACAACCGAAAACTTCAACCAGCTCGCCGACGCTGTTCCCGGCGCGTCCGGGAAACTCCAGCAGGCCCTCCTTGAGGCCGGTGCTTACACGGGGAACTTCCGTGAGGCGATGGAGAAGGGCGAGATCACCGCCGAGGAATTCAATGCCGCGGTGATGGACCTTGGTATGACGGATGTCGCCAAGGAGGCGGCGACGTCGACCCAGACGATTGAGGGCGCCTGGGGCAACCTCGAGGCCACCCTCGTGTCCGGGGCAATGGGGATTGTCGACCAGATCAAGCCTGCCCTGACGGACTTCATGGGGAACGTTGCGTCGGGGGCCGAGGGTGCGTTCGACTGGATCCAGAACAACCTCATCCCCGGCATCCAGGGTGTGTGGGACATTCTCTCCAAGGGCCAGTTCGACGGCTCCTCCAAGGTCTTCGGCCTCGAAGAGGATAGTGGGATCGTTGACTTCCTCTTCAAGATCGGGGAGTCCGCACGGGCGGCCGGGGATTGGATCACCGGGACCCTGATCCCCGGGATCCAGGGCGTCGCGTCGATCCTGTTCTCCGGCGACTACAAGGGCCCCGATTCGCTCTTCGGACTCGAAGAGGATAGCGCGTTAGTCGACTTTCTCTTCAACGTCCGTGACGCCGCTATCGAGGCTGGCACCTGGATTAACGACACGCTGATCCCGTCGGTGCAGGGGCTCACGGAGATCATCTTCACCGGGGAGACGGATAAGCCCCTCTTCGGGCTCGACCCGAACTCGCCGCTGACCGGCTTCCTGGAGGGCCTGCGTGACGCCATCGTCAAGGTCGGCGACGCCATCCTGACCGCGACGTCCTGGGGCATCGAGCACAAGGGGATGCTCTCGACCCTGGCTGTCACCGTCGGCACCGCCGCCACCGCGTTCTACGGCCTCCACAAGGCCACGACGACGATTGACGCGATCAAGCAGGCCGGCAGCGTCCTGAAATGGGTGACCAGCCTCAAGTCCATGGAGAAGGCCGTGGACAATGCGAAGAAGGCGCAGGCGGCCTTCAACGTGGTCTCGAACGCTAACCCGTACATCCTCATCGTGACGGCCATCCTCGCCGTCGTCGCCGCCCTGACCTGGTTCTTTACCCAGACGGAGACGGGCAAGCGGGCGTGGGCGGCGATCACCGCCGAGTTCAAGAAGTTCCTGGACTGGATCGCACCCTACTGGGACGCGACCCTGAATGCACTCAGCTCGGTCTGGAACACGGTGTGGGGCGCCGTCTCCGGGTTCTTCACCTCCTACGTGGTCCCGGTGATCTCGGGTGCCGTGAGCGTCCTGAGCGGCGTGTGGTCGGTCCTGAGCGGCGCGGTGAGCGCCGTCTGGGGCGGGATCATGACGGCGATCTCGACGGTCGTGGACTGGATCTCCACCTACGTCGGCCCGGTCCTTTCTGGTGTATGGACCGGCATCAAGGTCGCCGTGTGGGTCCTGGCTACCGCCGTCGCCCTGTACTTCCAGATGTGGTGGGCCGCGATCTCAACGGTCGTGGACTGGGTGGTCACCTACGTTGGGCCTGTCCTCGCTGCCGCCTGGGAGGGCATCAAGACCGGGGCCCAGTACCTGTGGGCGGGCATCGTCTGGGTGTGGGACGGCATCAAGGCTGCCGTCGGCGTGGCCGTGGACTGGTTCAACGCCTACGTCATGCCGGTCCTGTCTGCCGTCTGGGACGGCATCAAGATCGGGGCCCAGTTCCTATGGAACGGGATCGTCACGATCTGGAATGGGATCAAGGCCGCGGTGCAGGTGGTGGCGGATTTCTTCACCGCCTACATCATGCCGGTCATTTCCGCAGTGTGGACCGGAATTCAGGTGGGCGCCCAATTCCTCTGGAATGGGATCGTCACCATTTGGAACGGCATCAAGGCGTCCGTGCTCACGGTCGTCGGCTGGTTCCAGACCTACGTGCAGCCCGTCATCTCCACGGTGTGGAACGGCATCAAGTCCGGTGCCGACCTCCTGTGGGGCGGGTTGAAGACCATCTGGGACGGCATCAAGAGCGTCATCAATACGGTCGTGTCTTGGTTCCAGAACACGGTCAAGCCGATCTTCGATACGGTCACGACGAATATCAAAAAGGCCTTCGAGAATATGAAGTCCGGTATTCAGACCGTATGGGATGGGGTTAAGTCGGTCGCCGCGAAGCCGATCAACTTCATCATCAACACCGTCTACCGCGACGGCATTAAGAAGACCGCCGACAGCATTGCCGAGAAACTGGGCCTCTCCATGAGGCTCCCGTCAGTGTCCGGCATTCCCGGATACGCCAGTGGTGGTGTGCTGCCCGGATATTCGCCTGGCAAGGACATCTACCATTTCTTCTCGCCCGACGGCGGCGGGGCGCTGGCCCTGTCTGGTGGCGAGGCGATCATGCGGCCCGAGTGGGTGAAGGCCGTCGGCGGCCCCGCAGCGGTCCACCGGATGAACGCGGCCGCCCGCGGCTCGAGCGGGGCGCACATCCCCGGCGGAGACCAGGGGGCTCGCTTCGCGGCCTTCGCCGACGGCGGTATCTGGGGCAAAATCAAGGGGGCCGCCAGCAGCGGCTGGAACGCGGCCACGAGCTGGCTGTCCAGTGCGGCGGATGCGGTCGCGTCGATCATCTCCGACCCGCTCGGGGCGGTGGAGAACCTGATCCGCCTCCCGATGAAGGCGACCATGGCCGGCCTGCCCGGCAGTGGGTTCTTCCACGACATGGCGGGGGCCCTGCCGGGGAAGTGGGTTGACGGCTTCGGGGAGTGGCTCAAGGGCAAGACCGCCACGATGGCCGCCTCGGACATCGTGAACGCCGCGAGGAAGGCTATCGGCGCGACCTACGTGTGGGGTGGATCGAGCATCCCGCCCGGCGTCGACTGCTCCGGCTTGGTCTACTGGGCGGCCCACCAGATGGGCTCCCAGATTCCGCGCCTGACGGCGGCCGGCTATCAGGCGGGGTCTACGCCCGGCGGGTCCTACAACACTCCCGGAACCTTGCTGTTCTGGGGGGCTCCCGCGCATCACATCGCCATCGCCTCCGGTAACGGGATGATGGTCGAGGCCCCCACGTTCGGGATCCCGGTCCGCGAGATCCCCATCTACGGGTCGCCGTCGACCGGCCTCTACAAGTTCGACAGTGGGGGCCTACTGCAGCCGGGGCTGACGACGGTCCTCAACGCCACCGGCAAGCCCGAGCCCGTGTTCACCGGGGGCCAGTGGTCGAAGATCGACGACCTCCTCGGCAAGGGCGGGAACACGCCGAGCGTGCTCGAGGTACGCGACGTCGACGGCGAACTCATCGGCCGGATGCGCGTCGAGGCTGAGCGAGTCGCCGTCGAGGCGTCACGCAACGACTGAGAGGAGCCAGGATGGCACTCAAGGGGTGGATCGGCACGACGTCCGGGCTCCCGTCCCTCCTCGTGGACGGGCCGGCCACGGTGACCGCTGGTGACCGCGTGCTGGCCCGCCTAGGGGAGGGGCAGCACCTCGTGGCTGACGCCCTGGCCGCGCCCGGCGTCGAGACCACCTACAGGGCGGGCGAGGACGAGGTGACCCTCACCCGACCCGCCGGGTACTGGTACGGCGTCTACGTGGCCGGCCGGGACGGGAGATCCGCCCCCGGCCTTATCTACGTATCCAACGAGGACCCCGTGGAGTGGTCGGCGAAGGTCGAGCGCGTCGCCAGGGTGACCCGGTGGGCGCTCCGGGACGAGCCCGAGACGGGGACCGGCGTCATCGCCTGCAACCCCGCCGCCGAGGCATACGTCTGGTGGGTACTCCAGTCACACGCCCCGATCATGCTGATCCCGTCCGCCCCGACGGCGGGG